CTTCGCCTGTGAGTAGTGCCATGACCTAATCGGTTACCTTATCTATTGGGGGTTCGGTTTAGTTCTCTGCCAGACGGACTACACCTGCGGGCAAGTAGACCGCGGTCGCTCCGTATCCGTAGATCGCAACATCTCGACCAAGTTTGGACACGTTTTCGGCTGTAGCCAATCGTGGCCCATCTTCGACCCACCGTGCCGCTTCACCGTTAAGAACGATCGCGTGACGGTCGGCGTCCGTGTCGAGCCACTTAGCGCGAACTACTCGCAAGCCGGACACGTTTACATCTAGGGTACTTGCGGTTGCAACACCGGAAACATTCTGCACGCTGTAAGGCGCTGGGAAGAATGACGTAAAGCTTCCGATCTTGCTAAACAATGCACTAGACACGAGTACGACCGTGGCGGGTGCTCCAGTTGCGTCCTCTACCTCCATGGAAGCGGTGAATACGCTCTCACGAAATACTGTTCCCGTGGTATCAGCGGACAGGTCGTAAATGTTTGTATTGTTTGACCCTGTCCAAAGATCGTTAGTAAACTTCCGATCCGTGACGGTTGAGTATGACGCGGCCATAATCCGATTATGTGCGTCAAGATATGACGGGCTGGAACGCTGTAACAGTTGGTAGGAAATATCCGATCCAGCGGCGTATGTTGCGAGGGTTGCGTCGCCTTTTTCCAGATTGATTTCTACGCTATTTACTTCGTCTTTTTCGTTGGCTTGTGCTTCCACGATTGCGGTCAGGTCACCGTCGAAATATGGCCAGTTAATTTCCATGCCGAATGTTCCGGCTGATTCTGGTCCACCAACTGAGGAGATTGCGGGACGACCGAGGTCGATAATTCCCTTAACCTGGAGGAGCCAGATTGGGGGCATTACTCCAGGGTTATTATCGGTTGTCTGGTCAGCTAATGCGCGGGTGTCTACTTCACCGGCTAGGACTGCCTTTGAGTATTCACCAAACGAACGGTAGGCGGCTAATGGGTGTACGGGTTCGCTCACGAATGCGCGGGCCTCGATTTCTTTAACGCTTTCGCGGAGTTGTGCGACTGCTTCGCGTGCTTCTTGATCGACCGAGACTGTGGCCTCGGTGTCCATGGTCTCGGACATATTTGTTACTCCTTCTTCTTCTCGAATACTGCTTACTCCAGCGGTGGCGTAGGCAGGGTATGGGGTGAGCGATACCTCTAAAAGGTTCGCGGCTGTGTGTGTGATCATGTCGCGGGCTTTGCTCATGGCTGATTTAGCAGACATGAATCCGACCGATAATCCTTTAATAGAATCGGTACGAGCTAGTACGGCGG